AAAACAAGCTCACGCCGCTGCAATTGAAATGTATATTCAAGATCACGTAGGCATGGCACAAGATGGTACTTTTGGTAATTGTTATTTTAATGAATTATTAAATGACTGGGCAAAATTTGACATTAACAAAAGAACAAAGCATGATGCGTCTATAAGTTCTGGTTTAGCTATTATGGCAAACAACAGACATCTATACAGACCAAATGCTAAAATAGAAAAACCAAAACTAAATATAAGTATTGCCAAGTATACAAATAAAGGCAGTACATCTAAATTAATTAAAAAACAAATATGATTGTAAAAAGTTATTTTCCTTCTCAAGTTGTAAGCGATCTGGAAAAAATGAGCTATGATTATGGTTTAAAAGTAGCTAAGGCTATTGAAGCTGAGTGGTTTCATACTGAAAGAGGCTCTAATAGATATAAAACCAATCATAATAATTTTCATAATTTAAGGCTATATGCTAGAGGAGAGCAGTCAATACAAAAATACAAAGATGAATTATCTATAAACGGTGATCTATCTTATCTTAATTTAGACTGGAAACCAGTACCTATTATACCTAAGTTTGTAGATATAGTTGTTAACGGTATTGCAGAAAGAACATACGATATAAAAGCATATTCACAAGACCCATATGGCGTAGATCAAAGAACTGAATACATGAACTCTATAATAAGAGACATGCAAACACAAGAGTTAAATGATTACGTTAACAATGCTTTTGGTGTTGATTTGTATGAAAACGATAAAGAAAAACTACCAGAGTCTCAAGAAGAGTTAGATCTTCACATGCAGCTAACATATAAGCAGTCTGTAGAAATAGCAGAAGAACAAGCTATAAATACTTTATTAGAAGGTAGTGATTACGAGTTAACAAAGAAAAGATTTTATTACGATCTTACAGTATTAGGTATAGGCGCTGTAAAAACTTCATTTAACACTTCAGAAGGAGTTGTTGTTGATTATGTTGATCCTACAGATTTAGTATACTCACATACTGATTCACCTTACTTTGATGATATATATTACGTTGGTGAGGTAAAATCTATACCAATCAATGAGCTTGTAAAGCAGTTTCCACATTTAAAACATGAAGACTTAGAAGATATAGTTAAAAATAAAAACTATCACAAAAGCAATTATAATCAAGGTTATAACGAAAACGATCAAGACAACAACAAAGTTCAAGTTTTATATTTTAATTATAAAACATATATGAACGAGGTTTATAAAGTAAAAGAAACTGGTACTGGTGGCGATAAAATATTGCCAAAAGATGATACATTTAATCCACCTGAAGACGATGGTAACTTTGGTAAATTACAAAGATCTGTAGAGTGTTTATATGATGGTGCTTTAATACTAGGAACAGACAAGTTGTTAAAGTGGGAAATGGCTAAAAACATGATGAGACCTAAAAGTGATTTTACTAAGGTTAAAATGAACTACGCTATTGTAGCACCACGTATGTATAAAGGTCGTATAGAGTCTTTAGTGCAACGTATAACTGGTTTTGCTGATATGATACAGCTTACACATTTAAAGCTACAACAAGTGTTATCGCGTATGGTTCCAGACGGTGTTTATTTAGATGCTGATGGTTTAGCTGAAATAGATTTAGGTAACGGTACAAACTATAACCCACAAGAGGCTTTGAACATGTTCTTCCAAACAGGTTCTGTAATTGGTAGATCATTTACAAGTGAAGGTGATATGAATCCTGGCAAAGTGCCAATACAAGAAATACAATCAGGTTCTGGTGGACAAAAAATGCAAAGCTTAATTGGTACATACAATTATTATTTACAAATGATAAGAGATGTAACCGGGCTTAATGAAGCTAGAGACGCTGCAACACCTGATAAAAACGCTTTAGTTGGAGTTCAAAAACTAGCTGCAGCTAATTCTAACACAGCAACAAGACATATACTACAGTCTGGTTTATTCTTAACTTCAGAAGTAGCTCAATGTTTATCCCTTAGAGTATCTGATATATTAGAATACTCACCAACTGCAGATGCTTTCATACAACAAATAGGTAGTCATAACGTCGGTACATTAGAAGATATGAAAAACTTACATCTATATGACTTTGGTATATTTATAGAGTTAATGCCTGACGATGAAGAAAAAGCAATGCTTGAAAACAATATACAAATGTCACTGCAACAACAAACTATAGACCTTGAAGATGCTATTGATGTTAGAGAAATTAAAAATGTAAAGCTTGCAAATCAAATATTAAAAATACGTAGAAAGAAAAAACAAGAAAGAGATCAAATGGTTGCGCAGCAAAACATACAAGCACAATCGCAAGCTAATATACAAGCGCAACAAGCATCTGCAGAACTTGAAGTACAAAAAGCTCAGGCTATGGTTCAAACAGATATGCAGCTTGAGCAAATGAAAGCTCAGCTTGACGCACAAAAACAAGCTCAAGAAGTTGAGTATAAAAAACAATTAATGGAGTTAGAGTTTCAAATGAATATGCAGTTGAAACAAATGGAAACTGAAAACATTAATTTAAAAGAAAAACAAAAAGAAGATCGTAAAGACGAAAGAACTAGAATTCAAGCCTCTCAACAAAGTGAGCTTATTGATCAAAGAAATAATGCAAAAGCACCTAAAAACTTTGAATCAGCAGGTAATGATACTATAGGAGGTGGATTTGATTTAGGTGCATTTGGTCCTAGATAACAATTATTAATTATTATTATATTATATTATGGAAGAAAACGTAGAAAACGTAGTTGAAGAAACTACACCTGAAACTGTAGAGACAGTTGAAGAAAAAAGAAAACCAAACATTAACGAAGATGGCGACTATGTAGTCAACTTAGACAAACCAATAGAAAATGAAACCACAGAAGAAGTTGCAAAAGATAACGCTGACGACAGCGGAGTGGTTGAGCTCGTTGAAGATGCCGACACCACAGAAAAACAAGAGGAAGTACAGCCGGAAACTGAAGCACAGGAAACTGCAGTATTAGAAGAAATTACTGAAGAAGAAGTTCAAGAGCAAGTTGAAGACTTGGCTGAGCAAGCTCAAGAAGCTATGTTAGAATCTGCAGAAACTGGCAAAGCTTTACCTGAAAATTTACAAAAAGTTGTAGATTTTATGGAAGACACCGGTGGTAGTTTAGAAGACTATGTAAGGCTTAATCAAGACTTTTCTAGTTACGACGATACTACAATTCTTAAAGAGTACTACAAGCAAACAAAATCTCACTTAACAGAAGATGAAATTAGTTTTTTAATGGAAGATGAATTTTCATACGACGAAGAAATAGATGAAGAAAGAGAGATTAAAAAGAAAAAAATAGCGTTAAAAGAGCAAGTTGCCAACGCTAAAAGCCACCTAGACGGGCAAAAGTCTAAATACTATGAAGAGGTTAAAGCTGGTTCTAGGTTAACACCTGAACAACAAAAAGCTTGGGACTTTTTTAATAGATACAACAAAGAGTCGGAAGAGACTAAAAAAATAGCGGAAAAACAAACTAACACTTTTAAATTAAAAACTCAAGAAGTTTTTAACGATAAATTCAAAGGTTTTGAATACAACGTCGGAGACAAGAAGTATAGGTTTAATGTGAAGAACGCTGGAGAGGTTAAAGAAACCCAAGGTGATATTAATAATTTTGTCAAGAAGTTCTTGAATAAAAATAATGAAATGTCAGATGCTAAAGGTTATCATAAATCTCTTTTTACAGCAATGAATCCCGACGCTATTGCTAAACATTTTTACGAACAAGGAAAGTCTGATGCTATGAAAGACAGTGTTGCTAAGGCCAAAAATATAAACATGGATCCAAGGCAATCATTTTCTAACGATAACACAAGTGGTCCTAAAGTAAGAGTGCTTAACGATGATACTTCTCCAACTTTTAAGTTTAAAATTAAAAATAAATAACAAATTTAAAATTACAAAATTATGGCAATTACAGGAGGAACTAATTTGAATAGTGTACCTGCTTCACAGAAGCAAACACTAGCTACAAATTACTTAGACTTATCATCAGCTTCAAACGCTGGATGGGGTCAACAATACGTGCCAGACCTAATGGAAAAAGAAGCTGAAGTTTTCGGACCGAGAACTATTGCAGGTTTCTTATCACAAGTTGGGGCTGAAGAGGCTATGACCGCTGATCAAGTGGTATGGTCTGAACAATCAAGATTACACATCTCAGTGAAAGGTACAGTTATTGTAGCTGGATCTACAAACGGTACATTTACTGTTACAAGTGATATTGATGGAAATGAAGCGGCTGATGGATTTACTCTTGCTAATCACGGTGTTAGAACAAATGATATTGTACTTATTGCAAGTGCTGGTATCGTTACACAATGTTTAGTTGTAGATGCTGACACAGCTGTTATACAAGTTGAACCTTATGACAAAGCTGATTTAACTGGTCACGCTACAGGATCTGGAGCTTCAACTTTATTAGTTGTAGGTTCTGAATATCAAAAAGGAACATCTTACCTTGATGGTAATGGTGCTGCTGCTGATTCTCGTACTCCAGCTAACGAAGCTTCATTTAAAACTTTTACTAACAAGCCTATCATCATGAAAGACTACTACGAAGTTTCAGGATCTGATGCTTCTAGAATTGGTTGGGTTGAAATTTCTGCTGAAAACGGACAATCAGGTTACCTATGGTACTTGAAAGCTGAAGCTGATACAAGAGCTAGATTTAACGATTACGTTGAAATGGCAATGCTTGAAAGCGTTAGAGGTTCGAACTCAACAGTTGTTGACACTACTTTAGGTGCTTCTTCTGATGCAGGTGTAGGTACTCAAGGTTTATTTGACGCAATTACTGACAGAGGTAATGTTACTTCTGGTGTAACTGGCGTTAACGCTGCTACTGATTTAGCTGAATTTGATGCTATCTTAGCTGAGTTTGACAAGCAAGGTGCTATTGAAGAGTACATGATGTTTGTTAACAGATCTACTAGCTTAGCTATGGACGATATGTTAGCTTCAATGAATTCTTACGGAGCTGGTGGTACATCTTATGGTGTATTTAACAACTCTGAAGACATGGCGTTAAACTTAGGTTTCACTGGTTTCAGAAGAGGTTCTTATGACTTCTACAAATCTGATTTCAGATACTTAAATGATTTAGCTACAAGAGGTGGTATTAACTCTGCCGCTACTACAGCTGCTATTAGAGGAGTTATGATTCCTGCTGGTACTTCTTCAGTTTATGATCAACAAGTTGGTCAAAGCATGAAGCGTCCTTTCTTACATGTTAGATATAGAGCTTCACAAACTGATGACCGAAGAATGAAATCTTGGGTTACTGGTTCTGTTGGTGCTGCTACATCTGCTTTAGATGCGATGCAAATGCACTTCTTAACTGAAAGATGTTTAATTACTCAAGGTGCTAACAATTTCATGTTAATGAAATAAGCACTGTTTATACTAAAGAACCGGGGCTTCGGCCTCGGTCCTTTTATTTATTAATTTTATTATATATTATATTATGGCAAAAAAACAAAAAACACAAGAGGTGGAGGTACCTGTTGTTGAGACACCAGTTGTTGAAACACCAAAACCTAAAAAAGTTGAGCCTAAAAAACCAACTTGGGAAATAAAAGATAGAGTTTACAACCTAGTAGGTAGTAAAAAACCTTTAACATATATGTTAAAAAGTTCTAACGTATATTGGTTTGACGAAGAAAAAGGTTATGAAAGAGAGCTCAAATATTGTCAAAACCAAAAAACTTCATTTGTAGATGAGATGAAAGGTGATCAAAGATTGGCTCATGTTATTTTTAGAAATGGTAGTTTATTTGTAGAAAAAGAAAAAACAGTTTTACAAAAACTATTATCCTTATATCACCCACATAGAGAAAAAATATATTCTGAATACAAGCCTGCCGAAGAAGCAGCAAGTGATATAGAAATATTAGAAATGGAAGCTGATGCAATACTAGCTGCTAGAGATATGGATATAGATATGGCAGAAGCAATACTACGCGTTGAAAAAGGCTCTGAAGTGTCTAAGATGAGTTCTAAAGAACTTAAACGTGATTTACTGTTGTTTGCTAGAAACAACCCTAACTTGTTCTTAGAATTAGCTACTGATGACAATGTCCAGCTTAGAAACTTTGGTATTAAAGCCGTGGAGCTTGGTATTATAAAGTTAAGTCAAGATCAAAGAAACTTTTTATGGGGATCAAACGATAGACCTATAATGGTAGTTCCTTTTGACGAACACCCGTACACAGCTTTAGCACATTGGTTTAGAACTGATGAAGGTATGGAAATCTATTCAAATATAGAAAAACGATTAAATTAATCAAACTGTAGGAGCGGTCGCTCTACGGGGCGATCGCAAACTACAATAAAAAATTATGGTAAATATAGATACAGTATATCAAAGAGTATTAGCTATAGCTAACAAAGAACAAAGAGGTTATATAACTCCACAAGAGTTTAACTTATTTGCTAATCAAGCGCAGCTAGATATATTTGAGCAGTATTTTTACGATCAAAGTCAATTTTTAAGATTACCAGGTAACAGTACTAGTTACTCTGATATTATTACAAACCTTGAGGAAAAAATTAGTATATTTGAACGCTATGACACTGTGTTTATACCTGCTAATAACTTTGGTGATGTATTGTTAGATACTATTGAAGATTTGTATAGAATAGGTATGGTTAGAATTGATTATGATTCTGAACCATCATACACTTTAGCAGAAAAAATAAGTATAAAAGAATTAATGACCTACGCAGATGCTCCGCTAACAAAGCCTAATAGAAAAAGACCTTTATACGTGAGATACCCAGCGCAGCAAGGTGGTAAGTTTAATAAAGAAAGAATAAAAGTATATCCATACCCAATACCACCAACAGAAAGAGTGCTTGTAAGCTACATAGCAAAACCAAGTAAAGTTGTATGGGGTTATGTAATGGTTGGTGATAACGCTTTGTACAGCGAAGACTCTTCAACAAACTTTGATTTACATGTTTCTGAAGAGAACAACCTAGTATTAAAAGTATTAGCTTTGTCTGGTATAACAATCAAAGACCCTACAATTTACCAAGCCGCTTCAGCGGAAGAAAACAAGAGTATTCAACAACAAAAACAATAATAAATGGGATTAATAAATCAAACACAAAGAAGTTACTACGAAGGCGCTGATGGTGTACAGAATAGTGGTGATGAGATTTATGGAGGTTATCAGTTTATATCTTTAAAAGATATAATAAATCAATTTACTATAGCTTATGTTGGTGAAAACAAAATAATATCAAAAATTAAAAGATCTGATGTTGCTTTTCATGCTCAAAGAGCTTTACAAGAGCTTTCTTTTGACACTTTTAAATCATCAAAATCTTTTGAAATGGTAGTACCAGCAACTCTTCAGTTGCCTTTACCTATTGATTATATAAATTACACTGCATTGTCTTACGTAGACAGCGCTGGTGTTAAGCGAGTACTGCAGCCATTATCAAAAACATCTAACCCAGTTGCTTACCAACAAAACACAGACGGATCATTTAAACTTGAAACTAATAGCTACATTAGAAATTTTGAAGTAGGCGGTAATCCTATATTTGAAACACAGACAAATACTAAAACAGATCCTATTACAGGAGAGGTTTTTACTGTTACAGAAGACATTGTTGTTGGGTTTACAGAGCAGTTTTTACCAACAAATGAGTATGAAGAATATGGCATAACAAAAAGTGGTAAAACAACTCCAGCAAGTGGTACAGGAGATGTAAAGTCTGATAATTTACTACCTAAGTTTATAAAAGAAACAAGAGTTGCTACAACAAACGCAAGTGGTTACAACAATAATGAGCTAGCATATGGACCTGGTAGTAAAATGCAAATGAACTTTTTTACTGCTGGTCACGATATAGAAGTTGGTATGACAATATTTGCACCTGGTATACCGCCTAACACAACAGTTGCTACAGTTGGTAGCTCTACAAGTGATAACTTTCCTGGTATGGGTATTACTATGACAAACCCTATTTATGAAAAGTTTTTACTAGATGGCTCTTCTGCAACTGCAAATGGCTATCCTAACAGCACACAAATACTAGGTGAGGAAGTTATATTTGTTAATTTAAATAAACAATCAACTTCTTGGAAAAATTACAAAACACATACACCAAGCACAACTACAGATGATTATGAAGATGATACTAAATTCTATGCTGAAGGTAGAAGATATGGTATAGACCCTCAACATGCTCAAGATAACGGTTCTTATTATATAGATAATAACACTGGCTTAATACATTTTAGCTCTTCTGTATCAGAAAAAACAATTGTACTAGACTATTTAAGCGATAGCTTAGGAACTGATGATGAAATGAAAGTTCATAAGTTTGCTGAAGAAGCAATGTACAAGTGTATAGCATACGCTATATTATCAACAAGATCTAACGTGCAAGAATACATAGTACGTAGATTTCAAAAAGACAAGTTTGCAGCTGTAAGAACTGCTAAGCTAAGATTATCAAACTTAAAACTAGAAGAACTAGCTCAAACTCTTAGAGGTAAATCTAAAATAATAAAACACTAGTATATGCCGGAAATTAACCACGTTTTTAATCAAGGTAAAATGAACAAAGACCTTGATGAAAGACTAGTACCTAATGGTCAGTATAGAGATGCAATGAACATACAAATATCAACTTCGGAAGGAGCTGATATTGGAGCTGTTCAAAATATATTAGGTAATAGCTCTGTGACTGAGCCTGGGTTTTTTCCGCAGGACGCAAAGTGTGTTGGAATTTGTGCAGATGAAAAAAATAATTTAGTTTATTGGTTTGTTACTAGTGGCGTTAAAGATGCTATTTTTTCTTACAATAGTAATAGCAAAGCAGTAACACCTGTACTTGTTGATACAAATAAAAATGTTTTAGGTTTTAAAACTAACTACATAATAACAGGTATAAACATAATAGACGACTTATTGCTTTGGACAGATAATGATTCTGAACCTAAAAAAATAAACGTTAAACTTTGCCAACAAGGAACGCCTAACGCAAACACTCATACTAAGTTAATAGTTCCAGACAGGAATATTGACTTATCTTCTCCTATTGATATACGCCAAGAGCACATTACTGTTATCAAAAAAGCCCCTAAAAATCAAGTTTCTTTAAATTTAAGTGCTGACAACAGCGTTAGCGCTCTTTTTACAGGTTCTTTGCTTAATTCAGTTGGAAATACCTATATTGCTGGTGACATTGCAACTTTAGATGGTATCAACATAACTAGCGCAGGAGAAATTAATATTGGTAATATTTTATTTTTTAAAGAAATTGGAGCTTCAGGTATTTTACCTTTTTATTTTCAATTTTCAGCTAAAGTAATAGAAGATGTTAGTGGGGAACTTGTTGGTACTATTGGAGGTGCAACTAGTTACAATAGACCAGCAAATAGTTTTAAGCTAGAAGTTTTAACAGGTACTACTAGCTCAAGCTTAAATTGGGAAGTTTTAAAAGTTGGTGATACGTCAAAATCTATTTTTGAAAAACAACTAGCAAGGTTTAGTTGTAGATATAAATATCAAGATGGTGAATACTCTACATTTGCTCCGTTTTCAGAATTAGCTTTTATACCATCTATATTTAATTATGAAGTAAAAAAAGCTTATAACTCTGGCATGCAAAATTATTTGCAAAGTTTAATTATAAATAATTTTATACAACAAGATATTTTAGAAGATGTTGTTCAAGTTGATATACTTTATAAAGAATCAAACTCTACAAATGTTTATATTGTTGATAAAATAAAGTATAAAGACTCTGACACAGGTACTGTTTCTAATAGTTGGTCTTCTGATACTTACAATGTTCAATCTGATATTATATATGCTCTTTTACCTTCTAATCAATTACTAAGACCTTACGATAATGTGCCTAGAAAAGCTTTAGCTCAAGAAATGACTGGCAATAGAATTGTTTACGGAAACTACGTGCAAAACTATAATGTTGGTGTAAAACCTATAGTTGAAGCTTGGTACGACGCTAGGCAGGGTGTTAATCAAAACGTTTTATTTCCAGGTAAATCTTTAAAATCTCTGAGAAATTATCAACTAGGTATTACATATCTAGATGAATTTGGTAGAGAAACACCTGTGTTTACAAACTCTTTGTCTACTTTTAAAACACCAAAAAAAGAATCAGCAAGTAGAAACGCTATAAACTTTAAAATGAATACACCAGCGCCTGCTTGGGCTTCTTCTTATAAAATGTTTGTAAAAGAAACTTCTAACGAATATTATAATTTAGCTATGGACAGAGTTTACAGGGCTAAAGATGGTAACATATGGTTGTCTTTCCCATCATCTGACAGAAATAAAGTTGATGAAGAAACTTTTTTAATACTTAAAAAGCAACTAGACGCAGATGTTCAAGTTGAAGAATCTTTAAAATATAAAATAATAGCAATAGAATCTGAAGCGCCTGAATTTATAAAAACTAAATTAACTTTTCTTAGTGATGTCAAAAAAAGCGATATACAAAATTTATTTAAAGACGTAAATGGAGTAGATATTGCAACACCTTGGATAAATTCAAATGTTTTTAAAATAAACGAATTAGTTTTTAAAGCAAACGGCGGCACAAGTATTGATAATGTTGATGAATCTTTAAGTGTTGTTTTTAAAGATTCTGTAACTAATGTTAGCTCTGATTTTTACAATATATCTAATATTGCTTATGAAAATAATATCTACACTATATCTATGGATAGAAATTTATCTTTAGATGACACATTTATATACACAGACTACTCAACAATAACTTCTAATCCTTCACAGTCAGATTTAAATACAAATTTAGAATTAAAAATATATAAAAGTAATACTAAAAATAAGCCTGAGTTTGATGGAAGATTTTTTGTTAAAATTGAAAACGACGAAAGCACAGAAAAATATGTTTTAAAGAGCGCCTCTGCAGTAGTTTCTTATAGATCTTCTAGTATTGTTAACGCTTATTATCTTTCTGATACTTATGCTGATTACTCTAATAGTCTTGGTCAACTGCAAGATTATAGTGGTGTTAACGCTGGTACTACTTATGCTAATAGTCAAATAATGCAAAGCGCAACTCAATGGAGATGGATGTTAAATTTTTCATTTGTAGATCACGCAACTCCTCCTTCGCCTGAACCTAAAAGTGAGTGGTTTATAGATCAAGCTTATTATGCGGGAAAACAACAATTAAACGGTATTTTAGATGGAGATGCTGCAGAATACAATACCCCAGGTTATGGTAAAGGTGTTTACCAAGACGCTAATGGACAATGGTACATGGAATTATCTTTTGGTAAAATAGAGCCTGATGCAATGGAAAATCTTACCAATCATTTTAATGCTATAGTAAATTACAGTAGTGGTTGGGGTGGAAATTCAAACCACACAAGTGGTGATTTAAACACGGCTCCTCTTCAAGATATTTCGTTATTTGCTGTAGGTAGCAGTTTAAATCAAAATCATTTAGATCAATCAAGGATAGTTGCTAGCCTTGTGCAAAACAAATTATTTCAATTTATTGGAGATCAAAACGAGGTATTTTACAGAATAAATGGCCCTGTAATTAAAACTCAAAGATATAATCATATAAACTGGAAAACTGTTAAAGACTTTTACGAGAACCAATGGTTATTAACGACTAATAGCTATCCTTCTAATAGTACTTATAATTATAATCCGCTAGGTGCAAGTTTAGATAATTTGTGGGATAAATTTTCTAGAAGTCTTAATAGAAGAGTAACCTATTCAATTCCTTTTTCTCTTGAAAACGGAAGCTCAGCAGACCCTGCTAACAACTCGCTTTTTGTAGATGGTGTAAATGATTATGAAAATTTCTTAGATTCTGCATACGGCGCTGATCACAAAACAGCACACTCTATACAGTTTTTAGAAACAAACCAAAGCGATGAAGATCAACTTGTAAGCAACAACCCTGCTATTTGGGAAACAGAACCAAAAGAAAATATTGATTTAAATATATTTCATGAAGCTAGTGGTTGTTTTGATATAAGCCTTCATGGCCAAGATCAAACTTTAGACTGGTTTAATTGTTATTCATTTGGTAATGGTGTTGAGTCAAATAGACTTAGAGATGATTTTAACCAAATAATTATTGATAAAGGCGCTATTGTTTCTTCAACTACAGATTCTACATATGAAGAAGAAAGAAGAAAAAGTGGTTTAATATATTCTGGTTTATACAACTCTACAAACGGTATTAATAATTTAAATCAGTTTATAGCTGCAGAAAAAATAACAAAAGATATAAACCCAACATATGGTAGTATACAAAAGCTATTTAGCAGAAACACAGATTTAGTTACTTTTTGCGAAGACAAAGTTATAAGAATACTTGCTAATAAAGACGCTATATTTAATGCTGATGGAAACCCAAACCTTATTGCAACTCAAAACGTGTTGGGGCAAACAATGCCTTTTTCAGGTGATTACGGTATATCAAAAAATCCAGAATCTTTTTCTTTTGAGTCTTATAGAGCTTATTTTTCAGACAAACAAAGAGGCGCAGTATTAAGACTTTCAATGGATGGTATTACTCCAATTTCACAATACGGTATGTCTGATTATTTTAGAGATAATTTAAAAATATCTGATAAAATTTTAGGTAGCTACGATGCTAATAAAAGAGAGTATAATGTTTCTTTAGTTGGCAAAGATTTATCTTCAACAATATCTTTTAACGAAGACGTTAAAGGCTGGTCAAGTTTTAAATCGTTTGTGCCAGAGCAAGGTATTAGTGTTGCTAATGACTACTACACTGCTAAAAACGGTATTTTATATAAGCATCACGACGAAGACGTAGATAGAAACAACTTCTATGATGAAGAAGAAGCAACACCGTCTTCTATTACTGTTTTGTTAAATGATGAACCTGGTGTTATAAAGTCTTATAAAACATTAAACTATACTGGTTCAAAATCATGGTACGCCGAATATATAGAGTCAGAAAAACAAAATGGTTTTATAAATGAATTTGTTAAAAAAGAAGGTAAATGGTTTAATTTTATAAAAGGCCAAGAGATTGTTGATAATTTAAATATAAAAACTGAAGAATTTTCTTTTCAAGGTTTAGGTTTTGGAAAATTAAAAAATAAAATATGAAAGAAATAAAAACTTTTAATTTTGATAAAACTATAATTTCTGGCTCTCAAACAGTTGTTAATTACACTGTAATTGGAGATCCAGGAAGTGTGTTTAGCATAGTTATAACAAATGAAGATAATAATTATTATAATTTTCCTGAAAACACTATCGTAAGCATAGAAGAAAACACATCAAAACCTGCAGGTGCATTTTCATCAACACCTTCAAAATTATCTTTTCAAGAAATAGATGATACAGGTGTTTATTATGGCAGTTTACATTTGCCAAGAGTAACTGATGATGACTTATATTCTACTATTATATACGCTGAGTCTTCTTTTGACACTGTTTTTGACAAAAATCTTTCTAGCGGTTTAGTTTATTTAGCAGAAACAATAAAGCAAATAATAAACACTTCTTTAACTTTTTCTTTATCTTCAGCTGGTAGTGACTCAACATACAACGATTACCCAAGTAACGTTGTTGTTTCTGGAGTTTCTACACTTGTTTCAAAAGCATTTAGAAACCGATCTTTTTCAATATCTTGGCCGGTAACACTTGGCTCTAGCCAGTTTGTTATAGCAAAACAACCTGTCTTTGGTGATTTTTATATATCAACAACTAAAGATACTTTAAACGCTGGTTCTGGAACAAGTTTAGAGTTAAAAAATACAACTGGCTTGTCTGTTGGTATGGTTGCTAGTGGCACTGGTATAGCTAGCGGCGCAACTATTGTTGACATAATACCTGGTTATAAAGATAATAACAAATCAACAGCAGCAGATCACGTGTATGTTGTTCCTAAGTCAGTATTAGGTAATATTATTACAGACTCTTCTGGTGGCACAGTAATACTAAGTGATAGCTCAACTTTTGTAGCTGATAGAACTATAACATTTAAAGGTTATGGGCAAGATGCTATAAGGTCTTTTACAGGTGCTTTTGTTGAAATAAAAAATCCTAAACTAGTTATAGACGCTGTTACAACTACAACTGACGCCGCGGCTTCTGACAGTACAACTATACCGTTAACAAGCACAAACGGTATAAAAGCTGCAGACACTGTTATTATGTCTGGTATAGGCGTTGTGGGAACACCTCACGTAGATGCTGTTAGCGCTGGAGTAAACATTACAGCAAGTTCTGCTCAAACAATAGAAAACGGACAAACAGTAACTTTTACTGGAAGTAGTAGGTCAGCTACAATAACCGCAGACGTTGTTGTAAAAACATACGGAGACCAAAACTTAACAATTACATTAGAATTAGATAATATTTTAACAGTAGGATAATATGATAATAGAACTAACTTTTGAAAACTTAAACACTTCTATACAAATTGGCGATACTGTTTGGTATGCTGGTGTTATAAAAGATAATAATGGTATTTTAGACGATGTCGCAAAGGTAGGTGTCGTAACAGATGTTACTGGCAATGACATTAAAATAGATTCTGATCTTGGTGAAGAAGAAGTTGTAGATAAATTTTTAATGTTTTCTAAAAACAAAAAAGCAAATTTAGGTGATTTAAAGGGTTATTACGCAGAAGCTAAGTTTGTTAATAAGTCTACTAAAAAGTCAGAGTTGTTTTCTGTTGGTTCTGAAATAACTCAAAGTAGTAAATAACACGTAAAAAGTGTAATTATAAATAAATAAACAATACAAACATGGCGATAGGTTTAATTAAAAAACAAACAAGCAAAAGCTCTCCAGCAAAATTATTTGGAAATTTATTTGCTGGCAAAGGTAATGTGCGAAGATTAAAAGGTGCTGAAAAAGATTACAAAGAGCAAATGCAAGCTTATAAAGATTTTACTTTTAAAAATCCTTACGAGCAAAATATATATGCTGGTATGGAAAACACTATGGAAGACTTAACAGTAAATCAACAACAAGCTCAGTTTCAAGCGCAACAAAGCCAAAGAAGCCAAGCAAATATACTGCAGTCTTTAAGTGCTGGTGGGCAGTTTAATGCTGGTAACATACAGGCTTTAGCTAACCAAGGTACTTTAGCTGCTCAACAAGCATCAACTTCTATAGGACAACAGGAGTCTGCCAACAGAATGGCACAAGCAAGAGAAGCTTCAAGACTACAAACGCTTGAACGTCAAGGTATTCAAAACGTACAAAGAGGTGAGGCAATGGTACAAGGTATGGAATTTGATAGACAATCAACACAGCTTGGTATGTCAATGCAAATGGTTGGTAATGCACAAGATGCTATTGCGGCTAACAAAGCAATGTGGGGTAATATTATTAGTGGTGTTGCAGGTGCTGTTGGTGGCGCTGGTATAGGCAACACAAGTGTTACAAATATAACAGGAGGATAAAAACAACAAAACATGGGAGCAGATCAAAATTTAATAAGAGCAGCAGCACAAATGGGGCCAAAGCCATTTGACTATAGTGGTATAATGAAAGCTATAGCAGCTATAGGTAAATATACAGCGGTAAAAAATAGTGTTGCTAGCGAGTTGTATGCTTATGGTGATAAAAACATAAGCGCTAAAGATATGACTAAACAGCTTTTTGTTGGTGATTACG